TCCTAAAGCAAAAGAACTTGAAAAATCAAATCCCTGCTCGATCAAGATATTGGATACATAAACTGCCATTATTTTTATGAATTATTATCCTTTAGATATTTATATGAATTATTGAAGCAATCATTTTGACAAAAAATCTTTAAGTAAAGATTTAATTTCTTCAATATCTTTTTTCATATTGTCTAGTTCCTCTTTTTGGGTTCTTTGAGTTTCAATTTTTTTCAGTCTTTGTCCATATCCAACAGTATCATAATTTACAATTGCTCCACTTTCCTCATCTCGATAGAGATGAGGATGATCTTTAACTTTAGTCAGTTTCTTCATTTCAATGCAAGAGTTCTAAGATTTCTAATAATTGGATAATTTGCTTGATCTGTTGATGACATAACAACTTTAATTCTATATCCACTAAAATCTGCCAAATCATTCGCAGTAAATTCATATTCTAAATATTGATTTTTTTCACTTGCAGGAACTCTAACATCAGGTCTTCCATCATTTAATGAAGAATTTACAACTTTTAAAGAACCTTCGGAAGTTGATTCTAAATTATTATATCCTGGGAAAAGTTCAAATTCTTGTTCAATTTCAGTAGAATCTTCTCTAACTAGACTATAAAGAACTCTAATATCTGCTGGATCAGGTCTATATGCAGTTAATATAACTTTGAGAGATGATGCTGGCTGTGCAAGAGTTATCACGTTAGAAACATAAACTGCTTCATGCGGATCATTATTAATAGAATTTGCAGAAGAATCGGTAGAATAATTTGTTACAGGTCTATTAATATTATCTGAAATAAATTCTACAGTAGAATCATTCAAGAATATCATTGGTGAAAGGTTTTCATTAGTTGTATTCAATGTTACTGTAGAATTAAATGATCTCTTTCCTGATACATTAGTAAATGATGATTGATTTAATTCATTGACTCTTGAACAAACCATACGAACAGAATCTAAATAATTTTCTTCATTTGGAATTACAGATTCTACAGTATTTTGAAGATTAAACGAGGTTTCATTTCCATCAATACTAGTTCCTGTTGTAGTTCTAATATTTGCGGAAATTGAAGTTTGTCTTCCTGGAGACAGGATATTAAATCTTGGATTGATTCTATTGAACAGAATATTTTCAGATGCTTTAATTTCACTTCCACCACCAATTAATTCAGTTGCAAATGATACTTGTGGATATGTACCATTTGTTGCCCTATTCAATCCTATCGACTTTCCTTCAATAGTTGATGTTGATGCTCTGTCAACTTCAACATAATATGAATCACTTTCAATTCCAGTATCAGAGATATCATAAGTTACTCCATTAATTCTTCTTAGAGAAATTCCATTGAACTCATACTTCATTATTTGAGAATTAATTTCATGATTTTCCGCAATTCCTTCAACTGCTCTGGAATTGATTGTCAATTGATTAGAAGTTGCCGTGCTATATCCAATAATTTCATCACCAATTTTAACATATCCAATGTTAGTTGCACTAACACCTTGACCTTCAAAAGTTTCAAAGATTGAAGAATCATCAACACTAATGATTCCAGATGCTCCAGTTGTGGATGAAAGTTGTGCGGTTAATACTGCAGGTGCCGTATCAGATATAATATCATTCAATACTAATTTATTATTATTTGCATACATTCCATGATTAAAATGTTGAACTTGCAAATAATTTCCGGAGAAAATGCCACCATCTTCAGTTGAACTTAAAACATTCGTATTGGCAAGAGAAACTGTAGTAGTATCTGTGTCATAATATACAAGATTTCCAGTTGGTATAGACCCCTGAACATTCGTAAGATACAAAGTATCAATATCACCACTAGAGGTAACTGTAATAAGTGCATCTCTACCAGTTTCACTTGATCCATTTGTAATGGAAACAACATCTCCACTTACATATCCAGTTCCTGGATTGCTAACAGTTATTCCAGTAATATCTCCATCAACACCAACACTGCCAATATTTACCGTTAATCCACTACCACTGCCAAAGACATTGGTTGTGCTTCTTGTACCAGTCGTATAGTTCAAACCAGCAACAGTTGCTGTGACACTAGAAGCACTACTTCCTGTAGAAACAATAGTTCCAAAAGAATTTCCTGCTCCTGCAATCCTCCTACCTGCAGTTAAAATTCCTATCAATCCGTCACCAGAAGAAATTGTAGTAATACCAAGAGTTACATTTTTAGGCAATGTTGTAATTGCATTTTCTCGTAAGGTTGGTACATATCCATTACTTGCATCAAGTGGAGGATTTCCAAAATGTACAATACCAGTATTTGTTACGAATTTCGCCTTATAAAGTTTAAATTTAAGATCAGATTCTTGTGCGGGAGTCCATACTGATCCATTTTGAGATTTGAAAAGACTTCCCAATGCAAATTGTCTTGAATATACTTTTGCTTCAGAATCTGGAAGACTTTGAGTATCAATACTTCTCTCCCCCATCTTTGCAGTCCAAACTTCATATTGATCTGAATTTGGTGCAAGTAAAACAACCGCATATTCTTGTCCTGGAGCAAGATAAATTGGATAATTAAATTTTACTCTTGTTGCCACTGATCCATCTGTTGAAGTAACTATTTCACTTGGTGTCAATGTTTTTGAATCTCCAATAGAATTCAAAGTTGGAATTCCTAGTTGAACAGTTCTTATTTGAACTGTAAGTGGTTCATTGCCTCCGGGTTTTGATGCAAAGAATAAATCCAACTCAGTTAAAAATACTCCATTGTCATCATCATTATCGCCACTAAAATCTGGTGCCTCAATATCTCTACCAACAGTAAATGTTTGAGCTAATGGATCTGATCTTCTTACTCTAGTAGTAGTTCTTGTAATTGTAGTTACATCTTGGAGTGCTCGGAAAGTTCCATTTGCAGTATAAGTTGCATCTCCTGCAGAGATGAGTGTACTGCCGGGCAGTGGAGTTTTGTTTGTAGAACTACTACTTAATCTATAAGTTTTTTTACCGGTAAGAATTCTTGGATTTGGTGCTGGATTTACATGTGGATCTTTAATAAAGAATGATCCAAATAATGTTCCGTTAGAATCTGAAATAAGTCTTACATCCTTTACATATGCAATTGTACCACTAGATTGTCCGACAATCTTAGCACCTTTTTCAATATATCCATTAAAACTTCCCTGCGCTTCTGCAGACAATGAGTTTAAATCAATGTTTATAGTTTTAGAAGACTGACTATATCCAGATGGTATAGACTCTGATGTCACATATGGATTAGTAGAGTATGTTGTTGCTGGAGAGTTAAATTTTCCAGTTTTATGATTTGATGATGCTAATCTAAATGTTCCTATTCTTTTTTCTCCATTATATACTCTTACTGTTTCACCTACTTCAAATGAACCATTAGAAGATCCATAGTTTTGTAAACTATTGGAATTGGCAATTTCAACAAGTTTCGGAATAAAGTCCAGATTGCTGTGATTATCTAAGAACTGATAATGTCTTGCAAGAGGTCTTAAAAGTGTTCCAAAGAAAGAAACATTTCTTGAACGAATATACTTTTCTGTTCCAGAAGAAACAAAAACGGTTTCAGTATTTGATCTTACATCTACTCTTGTTTCGTTTCTTCTTCCTCTAATAGTTCTTCGAACATTTCTTTCAACAATACGGGGTTGAAGTTTAAAAGTTCTTGTCCAAGTATCAGTATCTGGTGAAAGTTTAATCAATCCGTTATATTCGACAATATGGAATGGATTAACATTTTCAACATGAGTTGCAAAAGATTGATTTAACCAATCAACAGAATCGTACTTGAGGGTGACTGTATTGCCAGTTTTTTGAACATTAGAATCTAATAAATTATAATTTTCAGATAAATCCAATTCATTTTCTGCAATTTCAACTGCAGGAATCGGTCTTTGTTGTAAAGAATTTCTTAATGCAAATGGTCTAAGTTCTCCTCCAATAATGTTAGCAGTCGTTAAATTATCATCTGATAGAGATTTATCATTAAAATCATCTACAAATATTCCACTCTTAAATCTATTATTTCCATCAGAATCTTCAATTCTTAAAGATTCTGTATTGATTTCGAGTAAACTTAGAGAAGTAACTCTTTCTAAATTTTCAACTCTATCTTCGAGAGAACCAATGTCTCTCATAGTATATCTTCTATTGTCTATCATGCTGATGGAGGATTCATCAGTATTATACAAATATGCAGGAAGACTAATCTCCGCCAACTGCATTAGATTGACATCTTCATTTGTTGGAGGAACTGGTTCTACAGAAGAAACACCTTTTCTAACAATAACACTTCCAAATTTATCAAGATATACTCTGTCAATTCTTGGAAGATAAAAATCATATCCAATTAAAGATCCTTCTCCTGGTTTTAATATAAACTTGGGATCTGTTCCAAAGTTTCTTGATGAGAAATCAAATGGGGATGATGTTGTTCCTGCAAAATTCTGAACTCTTGGTCTAAAATCAAGAGTATCAGAAGCTCTCACTCCTCTTGAACCTATATTTGGAATATCTTCTGAGAATCTATCTGCATCATAACTAAGAACCGTAAACACATCACCACTATCTGATGTAGGAACTGTGTAATGGTCATATACAACTAAAAGTCTTCTTTCTGGAATTTGAGATCCAACTCTAACTAATCTTGAATAGTCATAATACTCATCTCTTTGACCTTTATCTAAGGTAAAATTATTCGTGATATTTTTATATTTTCCGAGTGTTATCTGTTCAAGTGTAGAAACTATATTTGACTCTTTAAAAGTTACGTTTTCTCCAACAGATAATTTTTTATCATTAAGATATACAATACCAAGATTATTTGAAGATGGTTTTGTGACAATTCTTGCTAATGCTCCACTATCAGAACCAATAATATCTTCACCAATAATTGCATCAGTATCTACTTGAGATATTGATGAGAACTGAATTCTATCTAAAGTAGGATCAGCAGTATTTGTTGATTCATATACCGAGAGAACTTTAACAACATCAGGAACATTTAGAGAAATTTGATTATCTTGAACTCTTAGTCCATAATATGGATTGAAAGTTAAACCATCATTAATTGAATCACTAGTTGCAGCACCAGAACGAGAAAGAGTGGAGAAAGTTACAAAACCTACAGCACTTCTTGCATATTCTTTGATTTTACTTTGAATATTGTTTTTTACTAAAGTTGCGTTTACAACTACATCCTGCGAGGATTCTAACCCTTCAATAGTCACTACATTTCCACTTAAATTGAAAGCATCAGATGTTATAGTTCCAATTCCACCACCATCATAATGGATAGAATACCTTTCCTGATCAAAAGATTGGAAAAATGCACTAGTAATTCCAGTCACATTACTTAAATCAAATGTTAGTTGTCCATTTGGATCGGTAGATAGTGATTCAAGTTGTCTAGTTACAGAAAGTTGAGAATCTGAAAGATTGACTGAAGAAATGTTGAAATCTGGAAGATTTGCAAACAAAAAAGCATTTTCATTATTTCTTAGTTCTGGAACTGCAAGTTCAATATTGTAAGTTCCATTTGATCCAATACCACCTTCAAAAACTCCAGACACAGTGTTAATTGAAGTTACTGCTATTGATACTAAATTTCCATCAACAGAAGAAACTCTATTATATCTTAAATCACTCCCATCTTGATATTTAACAACATCCCCAACCTTAATGCCAGTAAAAAGTTTTCCTGGACTTGTTAAAGTAGTTCCTGCAATACTAACTTGACTAATTCCTTGAATTTTCTTTCTACTCAGAACAGTATCTGCAGTAAATGGGGTTGAAACTAGTCCAGTTTGAGAAACGGATTTGATATCCCTAATTCCATAAACAGTAAACTCTTTAATACTCAATGCAGTATCAACACCATTAATTGTCACCTGCTCATCAGCAACAAAAGTTCCTGATGTTTGATAGATATTTAAAGACGTGCCACTGCCTGCAGCAACTGCATATCCACTTGCACCACTACTTTTTCCTCTTATAAAAGAAGTTTTACGAATTTCTGTACCGGTTACACTTCTGTTAAATGTTAAGTTGGTGTATGTCTGAATATCATAAAGATATAGATCCCATTGAGTTGCTGCACCAGAATATGCTGCATCAGTTAAATTGAAAGTATATACTCTTGCTTTACCAATAACACTTCCACCACTTCCATCTCCTTTAAACTGAGACTTTAATTCAATTTCTGCATTTTCTTCTGCTGCACCGGCAACATTATTAACTCTCAAGAGATGTCCCATCTCAAAAGGAACATTAATAGATGATACATTTTGAGTATCTCTTGGTTTTTCAACGTCAATTGTTACTGTTGAATCCAAATCAACATCATATCCGGCAACATATGCTTTTCCAGGTGACACCTGAATACACATTAAGTCGTCAGATGGAATATTTCCTTCTTCTGTAATTTCATTTTCTAAAAATAAACCATCATTATCAATTCTATTATTTAAGGAATCGAGAATATTTAATCTAAACTCATCAACCGCATAATGTCCAGATTCATCAAAAGTTCTTTCTGCAATATAATCTCTGATGATATTGTAAACAGTTTTATCAACTACTTTTTTTATCTTCCCATCATCAACTCTAAGAATTTCTATGAAATCAGTATCATTTAAATCTGTTAATAACTTTTTAGTTAAAGTTAATGAGATCTTAAATCTATCGGCACCAGGTGCCGCAAAATTTGTAAATCCTTTTGCATTATCGTATAATGTTTCATCGTCTTTGGCAGAAACTATTGTTTCTTCTACTTTCAATCCAACTCTATATGATGGATTATTTGTATAATAATCCAATATTAAAGTTTGTTTAGAAACATTGACGAATGTTCCTCTTACAAAATATACCCCATTATCGATAGATGCTGAAGAACCAGTCGATGTTGCATTTAAAGAAATCAAAGATGCAAATACTGTTCCGGAAGGTATTGTAGTATTTCCATATACTACATTTTCACTAGAAAATAAAGATTCTCCATCTTGGAATACTAAAGTTTCTGAATCAGTACCTGCTTGAGAATATTTTACATATATTGTTACATCGTCTACGAGATCGCTTTCATTAGTTAAAACTACATTTTTAACTGTAGCAGTTACTCCAGAAGATTGTCCCGTTATAGTTTTTCCAATAAAATTTTTAATATAAACAGAAATGTCAATGCCTAAATTTATTAAATTAAGTTTTACGGCAGAATAATCGTTATCAAAGGTTATGGATCCAGGAAGAACCATGGAACCTTCTTTAAAAATATTATTGCCAAAAGACTCTACTTGATTTTGTAAAATGGACTGGAGAGTTGTTAATTCTCTAGCCTGAACTGGATATCCTGGTTTAAATAAGACTTTATGAAAGTTTTTATTCTTATCATAGTCATCATAATATGGGCTGATATTTAAGTCGGTTTTTTGTGCCATCTTTTTTAGAATTCCAGAATGATTTTAACGTCTTCTTTTTGTCTAGAGTCTCTCTGAACAATGGGTCTATTGTCAATGTAAATTATATCCCCCGTCTTTTTATTTATCTCTGGATTTGCAAGTCCATTTGTAAAAGTAACTCCCAAATTGATCTGCTTCGAATTCAATATCATAACACTACCATTTATTGGATTGATTGTTCCTATGGAAAGTGGATCTGTAGTATTAAATCCTACTATATTTTTACTGAGATTACTATGTACTTGATCAGTTTTATTTCCAAAAGATAATGATCTATCTTGATAATATTTTAAAATCTTAGTTTCAGTGTCAAACGAAGCAACATATCCCTTTGCAACTTTGCCGTCATTTTGTGTTTGTGTTATTTCATCACCAACAGTTACTGATATTGAGTCTGTAAGTGCAATGGAGTAGAGAGATGAAAATGTATTACCAGTAAATGTAACTCCCGTTCCAGTTGTTGAAGAAGAAAAAGTTTCTGGATTTTTTATAATCCCAACTTGAGAAAATTTTGTATCTATAGGAAAATCTTTGGTCGAATCATCAAACCTTGCATACATTAAAACTTTATCAGTTCCTAATTCTGTGTAAATATCATATCCATGTCCTTTAGAAGGTGGAATAATAGGTATTAACTTGGAACCTGTTCCTGATATTTCACTTAAATCCAAAACTCCATAAGTATATCCTTTTCCACCATTTGTAACAGTTACTGAAGTAATACTATCATCAGTTACAGTAATAGAAGCAGTTGCTCCAATACCATCTCCTAAAATTTTTATACCAGAGTGTGTTCCTTCGGTATATCCACTTCCCCCATTTTCAATATATACTGCCTTAATCTGATTGTCATTACTTTCAGAGTTTCCTCCGTCTCTAATGACTGTATAATCCGAACTTGTCTCCCAATCGTTAGGAACAACAATATATTCCGTAGAATCAAATTTAATAACGTCTGCTGGAGATATATTAAACAAATATTTCCATCTATAACCATCAGAATATTTTACTGGTTCTACATCAGTATGTGTCGGTTCAATTGAAGAATTTGGAACAGTCGGATTAATTCCAGAGGTTCCATTTTCTATACAGACATAAACTTTAAAATCACTCGTAATCACGTAGTAGTTTGAATCATACAATCTAGCACTTTTTCCTTTAGGTGATAAATTGTCCGATCTATAATCATGTCTGTACATATCATAAGAATTATTTTCAACCCACTCAATTTTTCTTATAACTCTCCTAGCATTTTCTGTGGTAATTTTTTTCCCAAACAGACTAGTATCTCTATAATGAGATCGATATTGAAAATTATCTATGGGATTATTTGCGGAACTTGTATTCCAATCAGAAGTTCTACCAAATCCAGTTGCGGTTGGATTTGATAAACCTAAAAATGCATAATAAGAATTATTACTGATAGACTCTACAAAAGAACCAGCATTCAATATTCTAAATTGATCTGTTACGAATGCAGCCATATTGATAGTTTTTTAGATATTTATACGATAATCTT